CTATTCCATTCCATATATAATTCTTCCGGATAATTCATAACATCCTCTTTTTAGGGGAATCCCCTGATGATCTTCTTTCCCAAGTCCTGATCGTCGCCTTCCAATTCTTGATCTTCTGCCCATTCGCTTTGATCCATCCGGAAGATTCATAATTATCAAAGAATATATTCGGATCTATTGATGATCCAATCTCCTTGCAATATTTCTTTATTTGATCTAAAGATGGTCTTCTGAATTTCTTTATATTATCTATATTTTCATTTATATTTTCATTTTCATTTTCATCTTCCATATGTAAATCATATGATTTTGATATGATATCTCTTTTTTTTCTTCCAGATTTATTATTACTTCTTGATTTACAATAGTTTATCCTCTTTAGAGACTCTTCTCTTAACCTTTCATTATAGAAACCATGCTTATTTTCTTTGAATTTTTTCTTAATTATTTCATGCTTTTCAGTTGCGATATTAAATGATTCTTTATCAATGATCCCTCCATGCTGATGTTGAATGCAGAGGAGGGTAATATAAATTCCTTTCTGCTCATTAGTCAGGAGGATCGTTCCGGTCAGGAAATCAGATGAATAAAATAAGAAAGCTGGATCTTTAGCCATATTAATTTGAATCTTCAAGGGGCAGACAGATGACAAACAATGAGTATCCGCAGATGCCTGTTATTCCCCTTGAAGAATATAAAATATTTTATTTGGATGATAGATACTCATTAAGAATTATTATAATTGAATTGAAAATAAAATCAAGTTTATTTTTATTCGATTTCTAAGATTTAACAGAGCATTTTTTAATAAATAATCATATGAATCCCTCATGAAAAACAATTCATTTTTAATTTGATAAACAATATTAAATAAGATAGTATATTAGATGAGGATAACGATCTTCCGGAAAAATTATAATATAAAAGCTGGACAGAAAAAATAGTTGTCCTCAATAATTTTATTTAATCATGAGGAATAATAATTGAATTTTAAAACTCGCAGATTAATCATATCTCCTATTACAAAGAGGGGATTTTTTTATGCAAAGAAGAACTAAACCGAATAAGAAGAAACCCAAGAGATCATCAAAGAAAAGATCCAGCTATTAATATTATTATCTTATATTATAAACGCCGATAATTAACAGGGAATTAAGAGAGAGATAGAATGACGATTGAGAATCAATTTCAAAAGGGAATTTCAGGGAATCCATCCGGAAGACCAAAAGGAGCTTTAGGAATCAAAGGAATGATTAAGAAACTTTGGGAAGCGGAATGTAAAGATAAAGATGGAAATGATTCGACTGAAGGGAAAGAGATCTCAAAAGCTATTATTAAGAAAGCCAAATCAGGAGATGTCTCAGCGTTCAAGGCTTTATCTGAAAGAATGGAAGGAATGCCAAAGCAAGAGATGGATTTAAATGCTAATGTGACTAAGATGGATAAGATTATGAAGGATGGCGTTCCATTGGATTTTCAGATAGGAGATCATCAAGGGAGCAATGAAGAGGAGAATGAAGAAGATGGCGATTGAGATCCCTAAATTATTAGATCTTCCGGCCAAGCTGATGAAAATCATAGATTCATTTGATATCTATCGTTATTTCTTAGCAGAGGGAGGAAGAGGAGGAGGGAAATCTCAAGGGATAGCTCGATTGATTTTATATCTTTGTGATCATTATAAACTTCGAGTGGCATGCGGAAGAGAAACTCAAAATTCCATTGATGAATCGGTTTATACAATCTTCAAGGATATCATTATTGAATATGGATTGGATTATCAGATCTTCTCAACTAAAATAGTTAATAAGAGCACCGGATCAACTATTATATTCAAAGGATTCAGGGAGCAGGGATCAGTTAATATCAAGGGATTGGAAGGGGTCGATATTCTTTGGATAGATGAAGCCCAAGCGATAACTAAGAATACTTTGGATATCATCATCCCAACCATCCGGAAGAATCAGAGCAAGATCTTCTTCACAATGAATCGTCATTTGAGAGCAGACGCTGTTTATAAAGAATTCCAATCAAGAGATGATTGCCTTCATATTCATATCAACTATATGGATAATCCATTTTGCTCAGAGGCATTGATCAAGGAAGCGGAGATTTGCAAAGAGAAAGATATGGAGGATTATAATCATATCTGGCTTGGAGTTCCATTAGAGAGCGCCGATAATCTTTTATTCAATGAATCAGAGTTTGAGATCCCAGTTGATTTTACTTCCTGTGGATATCATGAGATCTTTATGGGAATTGATATCGCTCGATATGGAGGAGATAAATGTGTTGCCAAGATCATCCAGAAGAGAGGACCTCTGAAATTTGAAGAGAAGCATACCGAGAGATGGGGAAAGACAGATCTGATGCAGACGACCGGAAGGATAGTTGATCTTATGAGCCGATTCAAACCCAATTCAGTTTCGATTGATGGGGATGGGATGGGAGCGGGCGTCATTGATAGATTATCTGAATTGAAGATATATGTCAATGAATTCAGGGGAGGAACGAATGAGAGCGTTGAGAATATCAAGATCTATAATAATTTAAAAACGGAATGGTTTCATAAATTGGAAGAGCAGATAGCGAATGGGAATTTCTTAGTTAAGGATAAGAATACGATCTCCCAATTATTGACGATCATGTATACTCATAAATCGAATGGGCAGAGGATCATCATATCCAAAGAGCAGATGAAATCAAAGGGATTCAAATCACCGGATGATGGGGACGCTTTGATGATGGCATATCATGCGACATCATTTAATAATCAAAGGATTGAGGATAATGAGGATTTCCGGACCCCCATGCCTCAAGCTCATCCAACTGGAAATCTATTCAAAATAGCAGGATATCGTTAGGAGGAATTATGGCATCATTTATCAGAAAACTATTTGGAGGAGGAAAGAAACCAAAACCAGCTCCTGCCCCCAAACCAAAACCCGCTCCAGCATTGAAAGCGAAAGCTGATCCAGCCAAGCAGACGGCTGATTCAAATCGGAGAGGGAGAGCAAGGAATCGAACAGTTCATACAGATGTCTTAGGATTATCATCTGGACAGAAATCAGGACTTCAAAGAAAATATGTAACTGGAGCTTAATATGATTAATAGAGATCGCAGATATCATTTTCCATTAGAAGATAAGAATCTGAATCGGAGAGAATTCGTATTCACTTCAGCTATAGCAGCCACAGCATCATTAGGGGCAACGGTCGGAGGGGCATTAGCAATAGCAGGTCCAATTCAATTCGGAACTGCTTTAGCATTGGGAGCTGGAACATTGGCATTAGGAGGAGGGGCTCTTTATGGGGCTTCCAAATTATTACCAAAGGCACCGGATGCTCAACAACTTCCATCCATTCCAAAAGCTCCATCATTTGAGGATGCATCAAAGAAAGCTAAAGAAGATACTCAGGATAAGAGGAGAGCAATCGCAAGGAATCAAACTATCAAGACCGACCCATTGGGATTAACGCCATTGGATAAATCGGATCTTAGTTTAAAAACATTGACAGGGGCATAATGGAAACGATGACTGAGCAGGAGATAAAGATAATCGGATGGCATCCATCCTTCTTGGAAGATGTGAGAAGATTATGTAAAGAATTCTCAGATGAATCTTTGAATGAATATGGATTGGGCGTTGATGAAAAGCGATTGGATGAGATGATTGAGATCTGCAAGAATATTTCATTCTTCTTATTGATAGATGGAAAGCCGGTTGGGGTGATAGCGGGGATGATGGTCAATAATCTGACGAATGGAAAGCCAGCGGTTCAGGAATGCGTTTGGTATGTTGAGAAGGCTCATAGGGCACATGGGAAACTATTGATGAATGAATTTGAAGGATTGGCAAAAGATCTTGGAGCTGAATCAGTGGTGATGGGATTGATGTGTAATTCAATGAGTGAGAGATTGGATAAATTTTATACGCGATTGGGATATAGAAAATTTGAAGTTCAATATATAAAGGAGTTGATCTAATGCCGCAAGAATTGAATGGGGAAAAGATTGTAACTAATAAAGGACTCCTGAAAGGACAGAGGACGAATTTTGATACATATTACCAAACACTTCATGATTATTTCTATGTCGAAGCGGAGAATGTTAATCGTACCTATTATCCGGGTACGGAACTCGATTATCTTTATTTGCTTGATGGGACTTCTTTGGAATTGGCTGATATCTTAGCGTCAGGGATTGACAATTATTTAACTCCTCAATCTTCTAAATGGCTCATGCTTGAGCATCCGGATAAATCATTGAGGGATAATAAGAAGGTTCGACAATGGATGCAAGATGTTTCGGATGAATTATTATTTGTATTGAATAGATCTAATTTTTATCAACAGACTCCGACCTTTTATAAATCAAGTGGGGTCTATGGAACATCAGTATTAATGCTTGAGGATGATATAGATGATGATTTAAGATTTTATAATGTTCCAATTAAGAGTTGCTTTATAACTGAGGACGCTCGCGAGAGATTGATGGAATTATATTTGGAATTCCAATTCACCGCAGAGCAAGCGATAACCAAATTCGGAGTTGATAATCTTGACAAACAGATATCAGAAGCACATCAAAAGGGACGTAATCCTGATAAGTTATTTCCCTTTACTTATTATTTGGGACCACGACAGATTCAAGAATATGGTAAATCTGACAATCAGAATATGCCCATTCGTGGTGTTTGGATTGAAGATAAAACTAAGAAGGAGCTTAAGGAAGAGGGATATCAGACGATGCCGGCAGTTGCTCATAGATTTTACAAACGAGCTCAAATCCCTTATGGATTTTCTCCAGCAATGAAAGCTCTTCCGTGGGTAAGGATGATTAATACGATGGCAGATACGATGTTAAGAGCCGCCATGAAACAAACTGATCCTCCTATTGCCTTACCTGACTCTGGATTCTTAGCCCCTATGAATTTCAATCCAAGAGCGCAGAACTTTTATAAGAAAGGAAAATTAGATCCGACTAAAGACATAGCCCCTATTGGAAACTATGGTAATATCAATATCGGATTTGAGACTTTAGAATATTATTCTGAAAGAGCTGGAGCAATGATGTTCAAGAATGCTTTTATTAACTTTCAAAACGTCACGAAACAAATGACCGTTCCGGAAGTAATGCAAAGAGCGAATGAACAGATGACATTATTGGGACCAGCTGTTGGAAGATATATGTCTGATGTTCTCCAACCATTGATTGAAAGAGCGGTAGGGATTCTTTATCGAAAAGGACGT